GTTAGTTGTTATAAGACGTTGAGCAAGATTCGTCGCAAAACTCTTGTCCGCGCTCTTCCGGTAGAAAGTCAGAGCCACACCACTTGCACTCAACGGTATAGTCTTTCCAAGCGTCTGGACAGCCCTGCTCATGCACAAGAGCCGAGCCGAAAACCGTTGTCACTACACTTGCCGCACACGAATCACACATTTTTGTCTCTCCTCTTCTGAAGTGGTTGGTTCTTTATGTTGGTACTATCTTACTCGTAAGGTAACTAAGTGTCAAGGCTTTTCTTTCCCTTGCAGTAAGATAATTTAGAGGGAACGCTATCCGCTCAGGTAAACTACCGAAAAGCATGGAATACTTTTGAGTTGTATTTATTGAGTATGTAGGTATAATTCAGGTTATGGAACTGACCTGTTCAGGCTGCCGCTCATATCGTAAAGGGAAGGGAACACGCGCTTGTCTGTCTTGTGGCGTGTATAAGGACGTACTGCCAAAGGGTAAGCCGAACCCGAACATAATAAAGCTACCCACCGAACTGTTGGAAAACCTTACCACGCCGCCCAAAGAGTTAAAGAGTATCTATAGGCTCATAGCAAAGCTCGAACCAATACACGCGACCATGCTATTACAATCCACGCTCTTAAATATGTCTCTTCGGGATATTGCCACCTACCACCAAGACCTATACAGTAAGAACACTTGCAACAGGAAAATCACCACTGCCGCCGCCGTTGTTGCCCGTCTCGCCTTGAGACAGTGAAAAAAAACATTCCGTAAGTATATTATACCCTTGCAGTGTTCGACGACCACTCGGTGGGACACGCGCTGTCACATATATATAAAGGCTAGTTACCTTATTAATTCTTTTAGAGGCGCGGAGCGCGTAGTTGATGGACAAGGCAGTGGAGGTGCAGAACATAACGGACGGAAACGTCAGGTATTACACCGACACGGAGCTTGCCGAGTTGAGGCGTAAAGGCTTGAGTTATTCCGCGATAGCGAAGCGAACAGGAATAGCGAAAAGCACAGTACATCAAAGAGTTGTCAAGTATATAGATGAGGTGCGAAGAGTCGCGGAGTTCAGAGCGAACGACGCAGATGACCATACAAGAATGAGGATGAGGGTTCGTGGGCACATAACAGACAGCAAGCTAGAAAAAACCAATGCCCAAGGGCTGGCAGTAATAGAGGCTATATACTTCGACAAGGAACGGCTCTTGAGAGGCGAAAGTACCCAGAATGTATCAGTATTCAGTAGGACAATAGAGGCAGCATGTGCAACACCTGATAATAAAGTATTAACAGATAACACGGAGAAAGAAGAGAGTTTACAAGAGGTTACAGAGGTAGAAGCAACAGAGGTAACCCCTGAAGTGACCCAAAACCCACAGGAACGGCAGACTGGGGGGGGGGAGTAGGGGGGCATTAAAGTTGAGCGGTCGTATATACGTTATACACCCTTCTGGTTCTTACCTAAAACAAAAAGGCTTATACATTGAACCATAAGCGCAGGAGAGCGAAGCATCAGAGGGCAGGGTGTTTACTCTGCAAGCCTCACAAGGATGAGAGAGTCAAGGGGTCTCCTTACTATTGGAAGATACAGAAGCGCAGGGCAGCGATAGAGGACGACGATGAGTCATGGGAGCAGATACGACGCGAGGTTGATGCTGATATCCCTACTAGGGAGATTCGTGAGACTTGTGCGGGGCTTTTTCTTGGAGCAGGAAGATACTAGGGAGCGTCAGATTACCGCGATACTTTTTATGGCTGGTGTAGGTCAGCGGAGTCTTACTACTGCAATGGAACAGATAAGGGTTGTTGAGCGTGAAGCCTTTTATGAGCAATCAAGACGTGATTCATATAGACGACGTTGAGGTAGGGAAGAGGTATCTGGTCGAGATTGCCGAGTACAACGTCAAGGGGTCATTTGTAGCGATCTGCACCAAGATTAATTACGACATAGCGGTTGATGCAGACAGGCGGTGGCCTGAGTTTCAGTTTGATAACGGTGTTGTTCTTACGGATGCAGACGGAGCGAACTTTTATGGACCGCAGTAACGACGACATAGACCTTGAAGAGATTTATAAGAAGCATGGCTGGCGTCAGCTTGCGCTACGGAAGAGGTGGCTGCGCGACGCTATAGAGGCTCGGCAGGAGAGAGACTTGGAGGCGTACTGGCGTGAGTGGTAGAGAGAATCGTATGGAGAGACCTAACGACGCTATCTTTGAGTTCGTAGGCAAGGAGAGCAGGCGGCTTGACGGCAATCTCGCTTTTCTTCAGAGCATAGGTCGCTTCGACTGGACCCTTGCTAAACGCTGGACCGATGACGAGGAAGTGTTTATACCGATACCTCCTTACGACTGGCGGGCTGTCGCTATCTTGAAGCATGGATTATGAGTCTTAATCAGCAAGATATAGATGCAGTCAAGCAGTGGCAGAGGAACCCGTTAAGCTGGATTAGGTCAACCTTTCCAGACTTGGTACTGACGGCGCAGCAGGAGGACGGGTTTAAGGAGCTTGGCAAGCTGATTACGTCGAAGCTCAAGGCCGCTGCCGGAGAGAAACTTACAGAAGAGGAAAAGAAGTACGCCCGGAAAATTGGTATCTCGATAATGTCGGGACAGGGCACGGGCAAGGATGCTTTTGCCTCTCTGGTTTGCTGGTACTTCTTATATAATTTTGCAAACTGCAAAATACCCTGTACCGCTCCCACGAGTCACCAGTTAAAAAACGTGCTCTGGTCGGAGATAAATAAGTGGGGTAGAAAGAGCAGGCCGCTCGACCCGAAAGACCCGTCCGGGCCGACGATATTACAGCACCTCTTCGAGATACAGACCGAGAGAGTGTTCCTGAAGGAGAAGAAGGGCAGAGAGTGGTTCGCAGTTGCCAGAACGGTGAACGCAAAGGCGTCACCAGACGAACAGGTCGAAACTCTGGCAGGTTTCCACGAAGACCACATGCTCTTCATTATTGACGAGGCCAGTGGTATTCCAGACCCGGTGTTTAAGCCGATTGAGGGTACGCTGACAGGTAAGCTCAATATCGTTCTTATGATATTTAACCCCACGAGAAGCAAGGGGGTTGCGACAGAAAGTCAGTACGGGGATAGCGGACAGTGGGTAACGCTCCGGTGGAACTCCGAAGACTCGGAGATAGTAAGCCGCGAGCATATAGAAAATATGGAGAAGAAGTACGGCAGGGACTCTAACCCCTTCCGTATCAGGGTCCTCGGCCTACCTCCACTCGCTGATACAGATACGCTCATCCCTTGGGACTGGATTATGGATGCAGTTGACCGCGAGATAACACCTCTCGATGACGACCCTGTTGTAAAGGGTGTGGATGTAGGAGCCGGAGGGGACAAGTCGGTCATTGCTACCCGGCACGGCGGGAAGATTACAAAGCTCAAACGTATAAATACGAAAGACACGATGGAGCTTGTCGGTTGGGTAGTAAATGAGATAGACGCAGACGAAGCGCAGGCCACCTATGTAGACGTTATAGGGATAGGCAAGGGCGTTTATGACAGATTACGCGAGAGTGGGCAAAGAGTCTTCTCGGTCGATGTAAGACGAACACCAAAGGAGCCGGAACGCTTCTTAAAGACCCGTGACGAACTCTGGTGGACGTTAAGAGAGCAGTTTGAGCAGGGGATAATCAGCATACCGAACGACCGGGACCTGATAGACCAGCTTGGGTGTATCAAGTGGGCACCCGACTCGCGGGGCAGGGTGAAAGTAGAGGGCAAGCCGGAGATGAGACGGCGCGGACTCAACTCACCAGATGAAGCAGATGCAGTCTGCCTTACTTACGCGATGAATGACAGGATTTTTAGAGCGAAGAAGGAAGAGGACGAAGAGGAAAAGCGGAACCGTCGTTGGAATATCAAGGCGTTAATCAAAGATTCGTGGATGGGAGTTTAAAGAGTGCCGGAGTTACTTAAAACAACGGAAGATGGAGCCGGAAAGAAGGCCCACTCACACGTCGCGTATGTACGCGAGCAGGACGGCGAGACCTCTATGAACAAAGGCCACAACCACGCTATTATTATGCGAGTTGTTAGCCCCAATGCTATCTCGCAGGGGGGTATGAACTATTGGGAAGTGCAGCCTGCCGACGACGGGCATTCTCACGAGGTTGGTGAGTACCCTGTCAAAGACCTTTCTGCTATCACGCAGACCGATAGCGAGCTTGTGACAGAAGTTACAAACGATTGGGTCGAGGATAAAGAGCGCGAGAAGGATTCGAGAGCCTCTGGTGTAGAGTCCGAAGATATGTACGCTCATAAGCAGTGGGAAGACGGCAAGGTAGCAGAACTTCAGGGTAAGGACCGCGCCGCGCTCACGATCAACCGTCTGGAAGAGAAGATAGACAACCTCTCTGGCTACCAGCGGCAGAACAGGACCGACATAAAGTATCTCCCTACGGAGAACGGGGACTCAAGAGTCGCAGATATTCTCAATATCGTCGTGAAGAACATTACAGAGCAGTGCTACTTTCCAAGAGAAGAGACTAAGGTATTTGACGACGCCGCGATAGCAGGCAGGGGACTCTTCAATATATACGAGGATTTTGACAAGGATATTTTCGGACAGATTATTATAGAAAAATACAAGTGGGACGAATGCAACTTTGGTCCCCACGAGAAGGAAGACCTCTCGGACTGTGACAGGATAGAGAAGACCAAGTGGTATAGCATAGCAAAGCTGAAAGAACTCTACCCGGAACATGCCGACGACTTTTTGCCTGAGAACAAAATGAGAGACAGCGGCAGCAATCTCAGGAGCGAAGATTGGGATAAGCGGCTCGGAGAGGCCGACCTTTATAACACCAACAAGTATCGCCTGCTTGAGCAGTGGAGAAAGATATTCAGGCGTACCTATATACTTGCTAATGCACAGGAGAACTTCGTTTATAACGCCGACGGCTGGACCGAGGCAGATGTTAACTCGGTAAAGACCATACCCGGCTTCGTGAAGATACCGAGAGTGACCTATCGTATGCAGGTAGCAGTGGTCTCGGCTGGTAAACTTCTCGATAAGTACCATGTCGATGATGAAGAGGATTTTCCTATCGTTCCTCTCTATGCAAAGTACCGCAATAACGAGTTTTGGGGCAAGATTGAGAGCGTTAAAGACCTTCAGAAGCTCATAAACAAGGCGTATTCGCAGTTTATCGACATAATCGGCAAGACGGCGAACTATGGTTGGTTCTTTGAAGAACAGACCTTTCCCGACAAGAACGAAGAGGCCCGTTTCAGGGCGAATGCTTCGTCTCCGGGCTTCACGCAGAAGATTTCGGACATAAGTAGACCGCCGCAGAAGGTCGAGGGGGTAAAGTTCCCGACAGAACTCTCCGGTGCCATTGCTATGTTCAGTGGAGACATGCGCGAGATCATGAATATCAACCTTGAGATGCTCGGTCAGGGCGGAGCTTCCGAGAGTGGTATTGCCATAAAGCAGAAAATCACGCAGCAGCTTCTCGGTAACGACTTTCTCTTTGACAATCTGTCTTTTGCAAAGAAGAAGATAGGACAGATGATAGTAAAGAAGATTCAGAAGCTCTACTCTCCCGATAGACTTATGCGTATCCTCTCAAACGAGAATAAGCAGAAGCCCGTTGAGATAGGAGGACAGCCTTTAGACTCGTATCAGCCCGAAGATATTAGGGCACTTTTGGAGACCGCAGACCTTACGCAGTACGACGTGATAGTTTCCGAGAGTTCGGCTTCACCGTCCACCATGCTCTCCAACTTCCTTCTTATGATGGAGCTTGCAGGCAAGGGCGTACAGATACCGCCGCAGGCGATACTTGAATATGCTCCGATACCGAACAAAGAAAAGGTAATGCAGATGCTCGAACAGCAGCAGAAGCAGCAGCAGGAGTCCGAAGACAAGAAGTACCAAACAGAGATAGCCAAGACCATGATAGCCAAGGGCGATGCTGGTGGCGGCGGAGCACCCGGACCCGGCGGAGCAGGCCCAATATGAAGATAAGCGACCTCAATAAGAACTTTATTCAGATAGCCTGCGCGGTGGTTACGTTTTGCGCGATTATGATTTTGAGCGTCTATCTGAGCAGGTCCAGTGCGTATACGCAGGAGATGATAGAGGCAAAAAAAGCGAATGCGCTCTTGAGATCAGAGATAGCGACCCTTGCGGCGATAAACAACGCACTGGAAGACCATTTTGACTGCGCCGAGATTCGCACTTTGCTCGGCATAGACGGAGAGGTAAATGCAAAAAGAAGAAAGGCGCAAAGTCCTGATAGAGCTTTTAAAGCAGGTTGACGGCATTAAGCGCAAGCTGAAAGAACTTTTAGACGAGTTGTAAAAAAAACGGTCTACCCCTCAGAATACGCGAGGACAAAGGCGACAAGGGTAAAGCACTACCCCTGTCGCCTTTTTATATTTCAACCGGAATACGCAGGTTTTGACTGCCCGGAGAAAGAGATAGAGATGACAGAAGAGATAGAGGACGTCGAGCAGAAGACCATCCAGCCCCACGAACTTGGTGCAGACGAATTGAGAAGCCTGCTTGAGACAGGCGAGACCTCAACCAGTACCAAAGAGGACGTGTCGGAGGATGCTGCCGGAGAAGAGAAGGAAGCAGCAGACGCAGAAGCAAAGGCAGAAGCAGCAGAGAAGGCGGCTGCGGCAGCAGAAGAAGAGGCCGGGGACGGCAAGGAAAAGCAAGAGGACGCTTCGGAAGAGAAGGTTACCGTCACTAAAGCTGAGTACGAAAAGCTCACAAAGCAGGTCGTGGAAAAAGAGAGCTTCATCCAACGTCAGGCAGCAGAAATCGGAGACTTGAGGGGGCGCAGAGAGACCCTTGAGACCGAGGCAAAGGGTATCAAGGAGACCATTAACACGGACACCATGCTCGAAGACCCCTTGAAGACGATGGAAGACATGAAGGCTCTTGATAATAAGCAGATACAGATAGAGGCCATTAAGAGGATGGAGCAGTCTTTAGCGACCAAAGAGGTTATCAGCAGGGGCATCCCCGATTTCGAGGACCTTATTGACGACATAGCCGCAATCGCACTCAAGGACGGCATACCTTCTCAGAACGTAGAGGTGTTTAAAAGGAACCCCTACGGCGAGCCTCCTGAAATGCTGCTGACTTATGCACGACGGGCGCAGGAAGCCAGAACCTACAGCGCAGAGAAAAAGCGTTACGAGGAACTGACGCAGCAGGCCGAGGCAAAGAAAAAGAAAGACGGCGAGTTTCTAAAAAATATAGAGGATGCAGCCAACAAGAAGACAGTGACATCTAAGACGGGCGGAACTACCGCCTCCAAGGATGACACTTTTTCTAAACCGATTCACCAGATGACGAAGGCTGAACTCAAAACGGCATTAGGAGGTTAGACGATGGCAAGAACAACTATGGCCACTTCGGATGCGCTACGGAAAGTGGCGTGGGAAGAGGACCTTTGGAGAGATACGATGGTCAATTCGTATTTCATGTCAAAGTTCGCTTCTACCGACACGGGTAACTTTGTAAAGGGGGGCGGCTGGACTGGTGATATCTATTCCGGTGCTCCTAACGGTCTTATTCATGTGAAAGCAGACCTCGGCGCAAAGGGGCGTACCAAGACGCGGAACGGCGATAAGGTCAACTTCGGTCTCATACCGAGGCTCGACCCTAACACCAACCAAGGTGTTACTTCCGGGCAGACCCTCAAGGGTAAGGAAATCGCTCTTAGCTGGTACAACGACTCCGTAACGCTTGAGCGTTACAGGCAGGCGGTATCAGGTGGTAACACAATGGACTGGAACAGAGCGTCCTTCAACATGCCAGTGGAGTCAAGGAATGCACTTCAGACGTGGGGCACAGAGAAGATGGACCTGCTCTGCTTTCGGGAGCTTGAGGCCGCACCCACGGAGATTTTTTACAAAACCTCCGATACGGGGCCGACGGTATCGAAGACCGCAACTCTGGCTACTGCAAAGACCGCAATGTCCGCAGCAGATTCTAGGATAACCCCTGAGTACCTCGACTTCCTCAAGACTTGGGCGAAGACAGGTGGTGCGAGGTCCGGCGGTAAGGTGCCGCTTAGACCGTTGATGGTAGACGGCAAGCCGTACTACGTCTTCCTCACTCACCCGGACGCTGAGTTCGACTGGCGCAATGATTCAACTGCGATGCAGGCGTACAGGGAAGCGGAAGTAAGAGGCAAAGAGAACCCGATATTCGCGGGAGCGTCTTATGTATGGAACGGCGTAATAATCCACACACACGAGTTTGTTACTACCGGAACCGACGGTGGTGGTGCTTCAGTGCCGTGGTGTTACGGTCACCTGCTCGGCGCACAGTCCCTCGTTGTAGGATTCGGAGAAAGACCGTCTGTAGTAGAGGACACCGAGGACTACGAAGAGGACCTGTTCTATGCGTGGAGAATGACCATGAAGGTTCGCGCCCCGGAATTTAACAGCAAGAAATATGGCTCGATATCTACCCTGATATCCAGAACCAATATTTCTGGCACATAAGGAAAAGGAGGCGAACCAATGGCAGTACATACCACGCTCTTAACGAGCAACAGAAACGTGTCAAGGCAGATTCTCGACCAAGAGATAACGGTCAAGGCATATATCGACTGTTCGGACACGGCCCTTGTCTCTGGTGATTATTACAGGCTGTTCTACTACCCTGCGAATACCTTTCTTAACGAGGTAGTCGTAATCACCGAGACGGTTGAGGGTGCAGCAGAGACAACGGACATAACCGACGATGAAACGGGAACCACTACGTTGATATCCAGTGCGGACCTTAATACAGACAACGCCATAACGAAGTACACGACGGGTCTGTTTAAGCCAGCAGTAGGGTATATCAGCGTAAAGCCCGACCATGCCCTTACGGTTGCAGCGTTTTGGGTGATAGCCAAGTTCACGACGGTTAAGACCACAGACTAAGAGGGGCGGGGGCTTCGGCCCCCTCTTACTCTTTTAGGGAGGTGAAGGTAAGTGGCTACTACAGTGAAGATAAGAACTAATGGCGTAGACCAGAAAGATATCGTCACGCTGTTGAAGGATACGGCTACCGCCACCGGAGGAACGGTTGGTGGAAGCACGATAGTTATAGGCACATTCAGTGCGTCTACCTCAACGGCTACGTCCGCTGGTGTAAGTGCAGGCGGTTCAGCAGGCACGAGCGCAGTGGTCAGTGAATCTGCGAGCGCAGGAGCTTCGGGCGGGACAAGCTATGCCAGTTCAGCGGCAACCTCGAACTCTACGAATATCTCTGTAGCAGACTCAAAAGCTGAGAGCGTAGATACAGCGCAGGACACGAGCACGGCGACAGCAGACAGTAAGGGCGTGTCAGGTAGCACAAGGGCGTCGGTTGCGGACTCGAAAGCAATAAGCAACTCGACACTTATCAGTGGTCACGAGTCAAGGCTGACATCGGCCTCACTGTAAGCGGAGAGTAATATTGAAAATAGCTCATTGGGCTTTGAAGAATGGGTCTGGATTGCACCGAGTGGCGGAAGA